CCGCCCGTTAACATGCCGAAGAAGAAAGAAACAAAATTGTCTAAAGAGGCTGTATCAGAAGCAGCTAAAAGATTTTACAACAAGTAACTAAAAAAAAACAAAAGATTATGGCTTTTACATTTACAGACCTTAACAAATTGAACCTCAACTCATTAAACGAGGTTATTTCTTTGACCGTCGGTCTTGCCGGTGAAATCGCACAAGGCATTACAGTAATGAACGGTATCCCTAACGGTACGCCCGTTGTTTCCCTTACAGCAGCTGATAAGGCATTGCGTAAATCAGCAGGATGTAACGGTGAATACTTTTACAACAGCGTAGCTGATAAGGTTAAATATTACCAGCACGCACCTATCGAACTGCCTATTGAGATTTGCTTGCAAAGCTTGTGGGGTAAGATGGTTGCAAAGGGTATCAACCTTGATGACAACTTCTCTGAAACCGAATTGGCTGGCTTCATTCAGTCCGAGGTATTGAAGGTGTTGGAGGCAGACCTGCTTCGCTTGGCCTGGTTGGACGGTAACGTATCGGCAGAAGCAACTGGTTACGGTATCTTCGCCAACGGCGGTATCATCAAGCAGTACAAGGATAGCGCAATGACTGAAAAAGTATTGGTTCTCGATACTAACGGCGTTCTCGCTGCATTGCGCGGTGCTATTGACGCACAACGCCCCGATACACTGGACAACTCTGAATTCTTCGTTACGTCTAACGTTATGCGCTTGTACAAGAACTTGTTGCAGACACGTGATAACAGTGTGGCGCAGTCCGATATCGTTGACGGTCGACCGGTGTATTACTTCGAGGGTTACAAGATTAACGAACTGAGACACGTTTCTAACGCAGCTACTGTTGACGGTTTGGACACCGCGTTTATCGCGTTCACCCCGAAGGACAATATTCAGATTGCACTGGAAAGCGCTGGTACAGTTATTGCTCCGTTCATCCAGGATGCTAAGAGCAGAAACTACTACTCACAGACTTTGTTCGCGGCTGATGCTATGTTGGTAGCTCCCGAGAAGATGCAGTTGTGGTTGACCGCAAGAGCATAAAGTAATTAAATCATTTACTAATTAAAGGGGTTGGGAATATTAACCCATCCCCTTTTTTTTATTTCAAAAATAATATGGCAAAAAGTTGTTTAGGTAAACTATCCGGAAACATCACCGTAGGGTGTACGATTCCGCAGGTAGGTATCAAAAATATATATTTGGTGCACGCAGAGGATGCTAAATTAGCGTTTTCATCCACAGGTACTTATGTCAATGGCATAACGTTTGCCTCGGGCGCTAAATCTATCTTGGTAGAAGGGTACAAACAAAATATCCAAGTTACCGGGTCTATCCGGGCTATGGATGCTTCGGTAAAGCAGGATATTAGCGTAGTTTTTAAAATGCCGCGTTCCGGCTCTTACGTAACGCAGACAAGACCTATCCTCACGGGCAAATTCTATGTCCTGGTGGAAGAAGCGAACGGCGAATATACATTCGTGGGTGGTGTGTCTCCTTTGGAGTGTTCGGGGTTTGATTTCGACAGCAACGCAAACGCAGGTATGATAACAGTAACGTTAACCGCGCCCGAGGGTTCGGCAGGGAATTATTTCACTTATGTGGTCGCAGACGTAGTTACCGCAATAATCTCTAAATCAGTTTAATTATGGCATGTATTTCAAAATTGGCAAACGCAATTTCCTATGATTGCGACAGTGGCGCTACTGGTTTAGTGAGCGCGTTGATTATTAACAAATCTGACATAGCAAGTTATTCGGTCGATACGACAGGTATCGCTACGGTTGCTCTGAGGGCAGGCGCGAGTGCATATAAAATAGACACCGTTAAACGAACTTTAGTTCTATCTTCGGCATTGAAAGTAAATGACGGAGCGCCTAATGCGCACACCCATACTGCCACCATCACAGTTACAACAACGGCTCTTTCGGGTTCTCTATTTGCGCAGCGAAACGCACTAACGAACGGAACGTTCGTAATTTTGGCACGTGCTGCTGGCAACCCGGGCGGGTACGTAGGGGTTTACGGTCTGTATTACGGATTGAGCGCTACGGGGATGGATATGAGCTCGCATGATAACGCTGGGTGGGCAACTGTAACTTTGGAGACCCCCGAAAATGTTATAGGGGAAGACCCTTGCCTCATGACTTCTACAGCATACGACGCGCTTTATGCAGCAGCAGTAGGATAATAATTAACTAAAAAAGAAAGGAAAAAATAATATGGCATGTATAGGAAAAATTTCTTCAAGCTTGGCATTGCCTTGTGGCGCTCCCGGGGTATCAGACTTTGGTCAGCCCCAATCCGCTTTCGTACTTAACGCCTCGGATATTGCGAGCTATACGGTAAATGACATCTCCGGGCTTGCTACGATTACGAGGAAGGCCTCAGCAGTAGGTTATGAAATTACGGCTATTAATAACGCTATGGTTGTAACGGTGGGTTTGAAATCGCAGGACATTATACCGGGTGCTTATGATGTATCTATTACCTTTAAGTCACTTTCGGGGCATAGAAATATAAGTAGCACGGAGGCTCCTTTGGGGGTTGTCGGTGCGTTAGGGCGAGCAGAACTGGTGTTTGCTGTAGACCACGGTGACGGTTTTTGCCGGGTCTACGGCTTGGGCGCTCCGTTGGTTTGTACCGAGATATCGGGCGATTCAAGCGCGAGCTCTTATGTAACATACACATATGGCGTTGAGGATTGGCAAGTAGGCACAACTATTCACGGATTGAGTAAAGTGGATTACGACGCGCTATCTACACCAGCAGCAGCACCAGGAGCATAATAAATCAAAAAGAAAATGGCAGAAGAAAAAACTAATACTACGGGGCAGGGCGAGAGCACTGCTCCCGTTGTTGCTGAACCGAAGGTTGCAACATTACAAGAAAAGTTAGACACGTATTTTGCAATGACTGGTCTAAAACTTGACCCGAATTGTCACATGGATATGGAATATTTATCTTTGTGGTACGAAACGAAGTATTTAACTAAAGTGGTTTACAGATGGGCGATGAAGCCCGGCGCGCGTATCGTGCATTACGTCGACGGTGTTGTGTATAAGAGCGCGAACATGACCGACGAAATCGCGGAACGCCTTATGACTGAAAACCCGGCTTATGCTGAATGCTTCGTAGAAATCAATAAAGAGGAGAATTAAATATGATAGGTTACAGACGTTTCGCGCTTGTTGTCGAAAAGGCGCTTAAGTTGTCCGCTAATACGGGCGATAAGATTATTAACTACGGAGATGGCAACTTATATCCGCAAGAAATAGCAGAGCTTATATACGCCTCCAAGACAGCCACGGCCGCGGTCGAGAAAATGACCGAGAACATTATTTGTGAGGGCTTCAAAAACGAAGATTTCGCGGCGATAACAAACGGGAATGGCTGTAATATGGACGATGTTTTAGAGGCTACGGCAAACGATGTCGCACGTTTCAGGGGCTGGGCTTGGATAGTCCAATATGGTTTGACACCCGAAGGCTACAAGCCCCGAAACGTGTACAACGTGCCGTTTGAATACGTACGTGCCGAGATGAACGACAATTATTTGAAAGACCCGGCAATAAAAAGATGGCGCGTTTTCAATAATTGGGACAGACAGAACGTCAAGGCAACGAGCAGCGCACAGAATTCCACGGTATATCCTACCTTTGACCCGGAAAACTTCGCATCAGAGGTTGAGGAATGCGGCGGTATCGAGAACCATAAGGGGCAGCTATTATACGTGAACCTTGGTACAACGCGCCCGTATCCCCTTAGCACGTTCCATTCGGTACGAAACGAGATGAGCGCGGAGGACAAGAACGGCAAATACGTTAACCGTACTTTGGGCAGGGGCTTCCACATGTGTAGTATCGTGTCGCACGGTGATTTCGAGACCGAGCAGGCACAGCAGGAGTTCCGAGATACGTTAGCCGAAATGATGGGTAGTGAGAACGCTGGCTCCGTGCTTACAGTAAGGGATGAAAACGTAGCCACGGACAAACCGTTTATCCGGGTTGACCAGTTAGGTAGCCCAATAGATAGGGAGCTGTATAAGGCGTATGTAGAACCCCTTAGAAAGGACATCGCTATATCGGCTTATAATATCCCGTTACCCCTTATTGACAGTTCGCTGATGACCTACTCAAACGCTTCGGGCGAGGTTATAAAGGAGCTGCAAAAGGTGTACCGCAACAGCTTGCAAAAGATACGTCAACGCATTTCGCGCGAGTTGTACCAAGTGTTCGGGGTTGACCCGTCAGTTACAGAAATTAATAATAAATTTGAAGAAGATGGAAGACCTGAAATCATACCCGATAATATTGTTCCGCCAGTTGTTTGAGATAGCAACGGACGTCAAGGACAACAAGATAGAAAAGGCGTTCTTCGAGGCAGACCTACTCGACATATTACCCCAGGTTGGCAGCATGTATGATGCCGTCCCCGGGAAATATATCGCGGACGGGTCTAACTTCGCAGGACTTGAAAGGGTTATCTGTTATTACGCGTTCGCGCGGTATTTGCAGATATCAGACCAAAACAGTACGAGCACGGGTATGAAGATTCAGACCTATGGAGGTTCGGTAGTCGTACCCGATACAAGCAAGGTTAAAAGGTTTGAAGCCGAACGGGGCAAAGCAGACCTTTTCATAGAGCCGTTGATTAGCCAGATGAAGGCGGACGGGTTTATAAAGGCATGTACGGTATTGAATACCCGTATCGGGTTAATCAAGTGATGGAACAATTAGAGACCTATTTCCGCGCGTTTTTTGCTGTTACCGTTCTAACAGTAGTTACGGATATACGGGACTTTATTTTTTTAACGATTATCGTTACCGCGTTGAACTGGTTGGTAGGTTATTTGGCAGACCGGGCGAAAGGAAAGCCCTACAAGCACAAAAAGACCATGCAGGCGGTTAAGGAATTGTTCCTAACCAATGTGATTCTTTTCTTTGTAGCCCTAACGTGCAACATGTTAGAACCGGGAATAGATTATCAGCTTTTAGTTAAGGCGCTCACGGGTATATTCCTTATTATATACGCGCGTAACATAACAAGAAACCTACGGGTAGTACAGCCGGGGAACGAATTCGTGAAGGTGCTAAACAGCATAGCGAATAGCAAGTATTTCCAACTTAAGAAAAAGATTAAGGACGGCGAATATGAAATACCCTTAGAAGAAAAGGAGAAAGAAGATGGCGAGCAGCAGTAAGTTAGTACCGTTCATCCTTCAGTGGGAAGGCGGTTTCGTTAATGACCCTGACGACCTCGGGGGCGCAACAAACAAAGGTATCACTATAGGCACATTCACCGAATTCAAGAAGCGGAAGGGGCAAAAAGCCCCTACCGTTAATGACTTGAAAAACATATCCGATGCCGAATGGCACAATATTTTCAAGTCCTTGTACTGGGATAGGTGGAAAGCCGATGAGATTAAAAACCAATCGGTAGCAAATATCTTAGTTGATTGGGTTTGGGCTTCCGGTTCGCACGGTATAAAGCGCCCACAACGCCTTTTGGGCGTCAAGGCGGATGGTATCGTAGGCAAACAGACCATTGCAGCCGTTAACGCTACGGACGCGGCTACGCTCTTTAAAATGATTAAAGACGATAGGGCAAAGTTCATCGATGAAATATGCAAGGCGAGACCCGAAAACGAGAAATACCGCAAGGGGTGGATGAACCGTATTAATGCTATACGCTATGAATAAACTACAAAAAATAATCGTAGGATTTGCGGTCCTTATGGTGCTGTTTGGTGCGGTAACCAAGATGGTAGACACCATAAGGAAGCAAAGAGCCGAAATAGGACGTTTAGAACGTAACGTTGAGGCGATGAACGACGCACAGATAGAGTACAAAACAAAACTTGGGGACGCGGCTGTGAAGTGTAAAGCTTTAGAGATGTCGCACAAGGAGCTAAAGAAGACGAACGCAGACCTATATAAAGAGGTGGATGCGCTTAACGTCCGGGTGAAGGACGCGCTTTCCGCAACCCGTACCGTTACCAAGACCGTAATAAAGGAGGTTGTGCGTACCGATACGGTAGCCGGGGAACTTATAGCGGAATACCGGGACGCATGGAACACAATACAAGCGAGAGTTAAACGGGATAGCACGGAATTAAGCTACCAAGGCAGGGACACGATAACGGGTGTTATCACAGTCCGAAAGAAAAGATTCTTGTTTTTCAGATGGGGGGTCAAGGCTATAGAGCACGACATATCAAACAAAAACCCCAAATCAAAGATAGATATAGACATAGCTGTAAAGCTAAAATAATTAGGAAATGGAGGGCTGTTAACAGTTCTCCATTTTTTGTTAACATTCTTTAGACACAGCCTGCACAGTAGAAAAGTGGGTCTGTGCAGGTCTCTGTGCAGTCTAACTCCTTATATTATAATACATTATATGTAAATGCACAGTAAACACAGTAAAAAGGGGGTAAAACATTATCCTGGAGAATATACCATTTACCACTATAGAACGAGCTGTAGAAACCACTATATTCTATATTAAAGTTTAGAAAAAAGGGTGTGTTTCTGTGCAGTGCAGGATAAAACACTGATAAATAGCACTTTAGCCCTCACACACTGTTTCTTTACATCTTTTCACTTTTCATTAAGGTTTATTAGCACAAAAAGAGATACAACCTATTGATATTTGCCGTATATTTGCAATGTCAAAAGGAAACAAGGGTTTCCCGGAAGGCATGAGGTCACCGAGACATTAAATCGGAAATAACCGTGAACAAGTAAGAACGTAGATTTGTTATCATTGTATTAGCGTATAAAACGAAGCGAAGTATGAAAGCAGTTGATTTAATTTTCAGAGAAACGCTGACCGAGGGTCAGTTCGAAATGAAGAGCCACGTATTAGTATTTATAGACGAGGCAGGCAACGAGTATAGCGATACCTTTTCAGAGGTACGCCATAACGGGAGATTTGAGGCATACCAATACAACGGTATGAACTACGAGTACATGCAGAACCTTTTGGAAGCTATTTTCTTAAATAAGGTTAACAAGTGAACCAACGTATTTGCAAAAGCGTTATATTTGCACCAACAATTTAAAAAGATAAAGTTATGAAAGGGCAAAAGTTTATTATCGACGAAGTGAAAAAACATTTGCAGTCGAGCGCGAGGAAGAACAAATACCAAGTTATCGACGCGGTGCAGGAAATGCCGACGTTCGAAGGGTTTATACTCCCTTACTACGTATCTACAATGGAAGGAACACAATACCCCGTGAACGTTGAAGAAATGTATATCTACTGCGACGAGTGGGACGAGTTCTATAATGAGACAGTGGCAAAGGTTGCACAAGCCATTTTGGAAGCCGAACAAATCAAAGAAGCATAAATTAGTTATTCACCATATAAAAAGAAAAGAAAATGAAGATTACACCATTAACAATCGATTTTGACGTTACAAGCGCGCAAGAAGTGGAATTTGTAAATGACCTTATGAACCGTCTATTTGGAAGCGCACCGCTTAAGGCTATGGCATCGTCTACAGAGAACCCAGTAAACAGTACAAGCGTACCGACGTTTAGCGAACCGACGTTTAGCGAACCGACGCAGACCGCCGCACCCGTTCAAGAAGTGAAGGAAGAACCAAAGAAGGAAACGATTATAGAGGAAACAATAGCAGACGCTATCGCAGAGGTTAAAAAGGAAATCGGAAAACCCGAGAAGCCAAAGGCTGCAAATGTAGCAAAGCCGAAGACTGCAAATGTAGCAAAGCCGAAGGCCGTAAAAGAAGCCCCACAAGCGACGATTGAACCCGAACCCGTACAAGCTCCCGCCAAAGAGGAGAAAGTCCCAGAGAAAGCCCCAAACGAGCCTCTAACGGCAAAGGACATGCAGGCGTTCATGATTGATTTAATGAAAACCGGGAAAATCACCCGTCCGCAATTAACGGACATCATGTTGGAGTTCGGCGGCGCGTCTCTTATGCGTATCAAGCCCGAGAAGTACGAGCTATTAAAACAACGTATTGAAACCTATAACGATTAAAAATAATGAAAGAACAAATAGACCACACAAGTAGGGCACACGCCCTACTTTCTCCGAGCAGCTCGCACCGCTGGCTTAACTGCACACCTTCCGCGCGGTTGGAAGAACCATACGAAAGCACAAGCAGCGCGGCAGCGGACGAAGGGACAGTAGCGCACGAGTTGGCAGAGCACGCAATAGAAAAGTATTTAGCCGGGGAATACCTACCGTTATTGGACGAATTGCCCGTACCCGATGAGATACGCAATAACAAGTACTATAGCTCAGAGATGGAACACTACGTAACGGATTACGTTTGCTATGTGTGTGATATATACGAACTGGAGGAAGGCGCTAAAATGAGTATAGAACGAAAGTTCGACCTAACGACATACGTTCCCGAGTGTTTCGGTAGCTGTGACTGCGACATAGTAGGCGAGACTGTTCTAAACATCATAGACCTAAAATATGGTAAGGGCGTACAAGTGGACGCTAACGGGAATAGCCAGTTAATGATGTACGCTATAGGGGTGCTTAACTCCCTGGAACCGCACCACCGCTCGAAGATTGAAAAAGTACGTATGCACATCGCACAAGTACGGTTAGGCAATTACTCGGTATTTGAGATGTCCGCACGGGACTTGACCCATTGGGCGATACACGTACTACGCCCCACGGCTGAAAAGGCATGGGCTGGGCAAGGGGAAACCAAAGTAGGAAGCCATTGTAAGTTCTGTAAGTTCAAGGCACAGTGCCGGGCACAGAAAGATGCTTTAGTTAACGAGTTCGAGACCTACGGGGACACAAAGGCGTTAACGCTCGATGAGATAGGCGATATATTAAGCAAGTCCGATATGTTCACGGATTGGCTGGCATCCGTAAAGACATTCGCAATGCAAGCCGCTACACGGGGCGAAAAGGTCAAGGGGTGGAAGCTTGTAGAGGGTAGGTCAGCACGTGTCATAAACGACACAGAAACAGCCATAGAGCGCCTAAAGGCTATCGGGTTATCTACCGAGGACATAACTAACCGCAAACTGAAAGGTATTGGAGACCTTGAACGCCTGGTTGGTAAAAAACCGCTCGCCGCAACTCTTGATGGTCTGATAGTCAAGCCGCAAGGACTGCCGACATTAGCCCCGGAAAGTGATAAGAGGGAAGAATTAAGCCCTACTATTGATGACTTCGAGGAATTAAATTCATAAAAGATGTTAACGAAAGAACCAACCTATCAGATAAAGCGTTATATTTGCATTATCAATTTAAAAACAAAACGATATGAAAAGTAACAACGGTATTTTAACAGAGAAAGAGATTCAAGAAAGAACCAAGTTTTGGAACAAAAAACAGTTCCGCACATGGAGCAAGAAAGAACTTGAAAGAACCTCTACAGACATGCAAAAACTTTTAGCAGCCCTAAAGGAATTCAGTATGGACGAGATTGAATCTATTAGAAATTCAGACGTGTATAGATTTAGGGCATACGTGGGTGGCTTTAGGGCATACGGAAAGAACGACCCGAAGTGTATCGTACGTATGGCAGCCCAAAAGGATATAGACTACGCTATTTCGATAGCACCAAAAACTTTTAAAGTTAAACAAGGTTAACAGAATAAACAACTTATTGATTTATTTGTTATCTTTGCAACATCAAATTAAAAACGGAACGCCCGAACCGATTAGAGGGCAAAAACAATAAAACAAGTTTATTATGAAAGCAATGATTAAGAACGTGAGATTGAGTTATGTCAGATTGTTTGAAGCGCAACAAGTCAACGGACAAGGAGAAGCAAGTTACAGCGTATGTTTATTGATTCCGAAGGATAGCCCGGAAGTCCCAAAGATTAAGGCAGCTATCGAGCAAGAATTTAAGGGACTGAAAGCCCGTTACCCGAAGTTGAACGGCAAAGACCCAAAGGTATGGACTAACCCGTTAAGAGACGGGGACGAAGAAAAAGACGGGGCGGAGTATCAAGGTTGCTACTTTATCAACGCAAAGCGTAAAGAGAAGCAAGGAGCGCCTATCGTAATCGACGGTAGAAAACAGTACATCACAGACCAGAACGAGGTTTATAGCGGTTCTTGGGGCAACGTAGCCGTATCATTCTACCCCTATGAGTTTACTGGGAAGTACGGTATCGGCGTAGGCTTGAACGGTGTGCAGAAGGTAAGAGACGATGAAAGACTGGACGGCGGTACAAGCCTTGATGATTTCGACTTTGAGGACGAGAACGACGACCTTTTCAACTAACAATTCACTTAAACAGATTAATAACCGGGCGGTGTAACAGCCGCCCAAAAATAAAAAGCAAAAGTGGGAAAATACGGTTCATACGTAAACGCAGAAGGTGTTAGAATTTCAAAGGCAACGGGCAAACCGTTGAAGAAGTATAATAAGGTCAACAAGGCATATTGGGCAGCCCGTGAGGGCAAAACAGTTGTGGGAGTACAGCAACCTACAGTAGAGGTAGACCCGGTAATAGCAAAATTGCAGAGCCTCTATACAGAGGAGGAGATAAAAGGTATTATCGGTTTGAAGGAAGACAAGGGCACGTTTGAACTCATCAACATTGTAGAAAAAACAAAGTCAAGCATAGATGACGGAAATACGGGCATACTGATTGCTTCGGACTTCCACATAGAGGAGACCGTAAAAGCATCAACCGTTTTAGGTCTGAATGAGTTCAACATAGATATTGCAGAGAAGCGCGTTAAGAACTATTTCGCGAACGCTATATACATGGTTAAAAAGCATTCTATAAATAATTTGGTGGTTGGTTTGCTGGGAGATTTCATAGGTGGCTATATTCACGACGAACTGGCGCAAACAAACAGCCAGACCCCAATGCAAGGAATATCCACTATTAAATCATGGCTCATTTCCGGGCTAAAAGCGATGCACGACCAATTGCCCAACATTGAAAAGTTTGTTGTTGTCGGTATATGCGGAAATCATGCAAGAACTACGAAGCGCATGCAGTTTGCGAACGGCTTTGCGATGAATTTTGAGTATTTTTTATACAAGGATATAGAGCAAGCCTTAACTTTAATGGGTCTAACAAAGTTTGAGTTCATCATTCCCGAAAGTGAATTTGCGTACCTGGATATATACGGTAGGAAAATTCTTATGTGCCACGGACACCAGGTTAAGAGTGCGGGAGGCGTAGGCGGTTTATTCCCACCGATGCTAAGATGGTTCGGAAAATTAAACCAGACGATTAAAGTAGATAAGGTTTTCCTAGGTCACTTCCACCAGTCCATATATACTAAAGAGTTTTGTGTGAACGGCTCTGTAAAAGGCTACGACGCGTACGCATGCGGCATGGGGCTGGCATACGAAGAACCTAAACAGGCGTTTGTAGTCCTCAACAAGAAGCGCGGATTTATCACGTACACAAATATTTTTGTAGATTGATATGCTGACTTTTGAAAGAGCAAATGAACTTTTCCGCTATGACCCAATTAGCGGAAAAGTTTTTAGGAAAGTAACAACATCGTCAAGGTCTATTAAGGGCACAGAGGCAGGGTCACTCGATAAGAGAGAACGTTATTTGCGTGTCACAGTTGACGGGGTGGGTTATCAATTACACCGGGTGATAATGCTTCTCGTACACGGACACCTCGACAAGAGCGTACATGTAGACCATATATCGCACGATAGGGCCGATAATAGGCTGTGTAATTTACGGCTGGTTAGCCTTTCCGAGAACAACAAAAATAAATCTATGGATAGGCGCAACAGCACGGGGGTAACTGGGGTTAGATTCAACAAAAAATATAATACATGGGGCGCGCATATCGGGGTAAGTGGAACCGAAATACATTTAGGTTCATTTAAGACCCTGGAAGAAGCCGCCGCCGCCCGTGCTGAAGCTGAAATAAAATATGGATTTCATCCTAACCACGGTTTATAAATGGTCTAAGGGCTACTAATTGTTAAATAAATGCAATTAGTAGCCTTTTTTCTTGTTTATTAAAAACATTGTTGTACCTTCGCCGTTATAATAGTAATAACAATTAAAACAAGTGATTATGCGAAATTTATTTATTGACTTCGAAACATTTAGTACTACGGACATTAAAAGCGCCGGTAACTATAAATACTGTGAGGACGAGAATTTCGAGATTCTTCTTTGCGGTTACATGTGGGACACCGACACGGACGTTACAATTATCGACTTAACGAAGCCCGAAGGACTGGACGAGTTTAACGAGTTGTTTACATATGTACAGAACAACGAGGAAGTTGTAATAGTAGCACACAACGCTACGTTTGAACGTATCTGTTTGCGTGAATATGGGTTTGACATCAGCCCTATGCGCTTTTTCTGTACGGCAAATATGTCGTTATATTGTGGTATGCCCGCATCACTGGAGGCGGTATCCAATATTCTAAACCTTGACGACAAGAAGAAGGGCACGGGCAAAAACCTTATCCGTTATTTTTCTATCCCGTGCAAGCCTACCAAAACAAACGGAGGGCGCACACGTAATTTACCGGAACACGCCCCCGAGGACTGGGAAGAGTTCATCGATTACCTACGTTATGATGTGCTTTCAGAAAAGGAGATATTCGGTAAGCTGTCCCGGTTTGAGTTCCCGGAAGAAGAACAACGCATCTATGCAGCAGACCAGCGTATAAACGATTACGGTATATTGGCAGACCTCGAGCTGGCACACGCCGCGCAGGATATGGACGAAGAATATAAAGCACGCCTTACCGAGAAAGCCGAAAAGGAATTCGGGTTGAGTTCTCTAAAGTCCATGCCGCAGTTAAAGAGCTTCATTAAAGAGCGTACGGGCGTGGTTATCGATTCCCTCAATAAGAATAGTATTGAAGAGGTGATAAAGACCGTAGCGAGCCTTAAAAACGTTACTGACGAGGATAAGCAAGCGGTGTTAGACGTTATAGACCTACGTAGGGAGATAGGTAAAACGTCGAATGCCAAGTACACCGCCATGCTTGCAAGCGCCGGACGGGGCAACCGTATTAGAGGACTATTCCGTTACTATGGTGCGAGCCGTACCGGGCGATGGGCCGGGCGCTTGGTCCAGCTGCAAAACCTACCGCAAAACCATATCGAAGACCTGGACGGGGCGCGAGACTTGGCAAAGATGCACGACCTGGATATGATGGAATTAATATATGACAAGCCTACGCATATACTATCGCAGCTTATACGTACCGCGTTCATCGCCCCCGAGGGGTACACGTTCTCCGTGGCCGACTTCTCGGCTATTGAAGCCAGGGTAATTGCTTGGGTTGCCAACGAGCAATGGCGTTTAGACTTATTTAACGACCCGAAGGCAGATATTTATTGTGCCTCTGCCTCTAAAATGTTCGGCGTACCGGTACACAAGGGGGACGATTTAAGGCAGCGCGGAAAGGTTGCGGAGCTTGCATTAGGATATGGTGGCGGCGTTAACGCGCTTACCACAATGGATATTAAAAAAGAGTTAAAAGACGAAGAGAAACCTCAAATTTTGTCAAAATGGAGAGAAGCTAATAAAAAAGTAGTATCTTTGTGGCGTTCGTTAGAAGATTGTGCAAAACGATGTATTGGAACGAGACGCGAACAAGTTTATAGGATAAACGATGTTTCGAGTATTATATTCCGATACGAGAGCGGCGCAATGACTATCGAAATACCGAGCGGTAGAAAGCTATTCTACCCGTCTGCAAGAATGGGAAAACGCACTATCGAAGGCGTTAACGGCTCGTTTGAGGTTGAGGATATCTCCTATATGGGCCAAGACCAAACCTCCGGGAAATGGGTCAAACTAAACACCTACGGAGGCAAGCTAACAGAGAACGTCGTGCAAGCAATAGCCCGTGACTTGCTGGCAAATGCGATTTTCAAGGTTTTTGATTTAGGCTTTAATATCGTGTTGCATGTTCACGATGAGATAGCCGCCGAGATACCAAAAGACGGAAACGAAGAAAAGACGCTGCAAATAATGAGTGATGCCATGTGCAACGCCCCGAGTTGGGCAAAGGGCATACCATTAAGAGCAGCAGGTTATATTACTGATTATTACAAAAAAGATTAAATTATGGAATTGAGAAAAATGGTTTTTAAAATTGCTACGGCGAGCAGCGCAAAGTCTACTTCATGGAAAAACCGCTCCTACTCATGGGACGAGTTAACCGAGAAGCTGACAAAGGCAACCGTTACGGACGAGACGTACCGGGAGTTTATGAGCGCGAGCAAAGTCGAGCAGGGTAATATTAAAGACGTAGGCGCATTCATGGGCGGCGAGTTGTTCGGTAGCCGTAGAAACAAAAACAATGTCGGTGAGCGCTCTATATTGGCGCTTGATATTGACTACGGAGAAAAGAACTTCCCCGAGGCGTTCTACTCGGTTATTAATTGCGCATGTATCATTCACGGTACGCACAAGCATAACCCGAAAGCAAATACGCTCCGTTACCGTGCCATCATCCCGTTGTCCGAACCAGTGGACGGGGAGCAATACGAAGCTATCGCCCGAAAGGTTGCAGAATTAACGGGCATCGACTTGTACGACCGCACCACCTTTCAACCCGAGCGCTGCATGTTCTTCCCGTCGGTTTCCAAAGACGTAGAGTATGAGTTTATAGATTACTCAGCGTTTAACGAAAGCCCTTTGGACGTGCAGAAGTATTTGGGCATGTACGACGATTGGAGCGATACGACCGAATGGGCATACCACAAGGACGAGAAGGGCGAAGCCCGGACACTCGCCAAGGAACAACAAGACCCAACACTAAAAGAGGGTAACGTAGGCGACTTCTGTAGAGCATACACGATTAGCGAGGTTATCGCGGAATACCTACCGGACGTGTACGAACCGACCGACCAGGAAGACAGATGGACGTATACGGGCGGTTCCACATCGGGCGGCATGCTTACCTTTGATGATATGTTTGCCTACTCGTTCCATAACAACGACCCGATACAAGGCAACCATGTGTTCAACGCCTACGACCTTGTGCGTGTACACAAGTTCGGTAAGCTGGATAAGGGCGCGGATAGGAAGAACTCCACCGAGGCTATGAACGAATTGGTAAACAAGGACGCGAAGGTAGCCGCGGCACGTGCCCGAATGCTTGCGGTTAAGGCTGGAGAAATCATGGATGATTTCGACGATGTTATAGAAGTAGAGGAAGTGACGGACAGCGACGTAGCGACTACCTACGAGGACGCAATGGCGAAACTGGAAACGGACAAGCGCGGAGCTTACCTACCGTCTGCAAAGAACTTAGGGCTGATAATGAAGTACGACCCGAATTTAAAGGGGCTTATTGCACGAGACCTATTTAAAGAACGACGGGTTGTTACACGCATACCTCCTTGGCGCGCAAAGGATAGTTCTTTGGACTTCCAAGACGTGGACTATTCGGGCGTACGTAAACACATTGAAGACGTGTACGGCATATCGAATAGTGCGAAGATTGACGATGCTATAGCGCTATCCGCCGAGATGAACTCATTCCACCCGGTGCAGGAATACCTAACAAAATTAAAGTGGGACGGTATCGAAAGAGTCGATAAGGCTTTAATTCACATCATGGGCGCCGAGGATAACATATACACCCGTGAGGCATTCCGCATCATGATGGTGGGGGCGGTTAAGCGTATCTTTCAAAAGGGCTGCAAGTTCGACAGTATGTTAGTGCTCCAGTCCGAGCAGGGCGCCGGAAAGAGCACATTTATTCGGATGCTTGGCAAACATTGGTTCTCCGATAGTCTTTCGAGCATGGACGGAAAAAGCGCGTTTGAACAATTGCAGGGTAACTGGATATTGGAGGTAGCCGAGTTGTCGGCAATGAGACGTTCAGAGGTTGAAGGCGTGAAAAACTTCATTTCTAAAACCGAGGACAGCTTTAGACCGGCATACGGGCGCGTTACTAAGAACTTCCCCCGGCAATGTATCTTTATAGGTACGACCAACCGGGACGAATTTCTAAAGGACGATACGGGCGGCAGACGCTTTTTGCCCGTGAAGGTCAAGGCGAACGCCAATACGCACCTTATCTTTGAGAAGGGTTTCGACGATTACGTAGACCAGCTTTGGGCGGAAGCCGTACAAATGTATTTCCGAAAAGCGAGTACGTTGTTATCCCATGAAGCCGAGGAAATCGCCGAGAAAGGACGCGAAGAGCATTACGAAGCCGACCCCCGTACCGCATCAGTAGAAGCGTATTTGGATATGCTCGTACCGGCAGATTGGCGGCGTATGTATGTGAACGAAAGGCGCATGTACTTTAGGGAGTACGATGCATCGAAGGTAGACCCGGAAGACTTTACACTGGAAAAGATGGACTTCGTGTCTATTATGCAAATCGCTACGGACGTGTTCGAGATGGAAGTAGGGCGCGTAACAACCAAGGAAAGCCGCGAAATAGCCGCCATCATGTCTAAAGTACAAGGGTGGCAGCGCGCGGCGAATGGAAAAACCGTCGCAGGTATCGGACGCACGCGAGGGTTTGAGCGTATTGTTAACGAGTGATAACAGAGGGGGCGTAAAAGCCCCCAAATGTTAACTAACTGTTAACAGAATAACTAAATGAGGTTTATTTCTTAAATGGTGTTAACGGAATATACAACCTATCGTTATTTGCCGTATATTTGTAATGTCAAAAGGAAATAATAACAATTTAAAAACAAAAGATTATGACTAAGTATTACGTAAATGGAAAGCAAATTTCAAAGCAAGAAGCTAACGAGATTAAAAAAGAAAATGCAAGATTGCAAAAGAGTACAGACCTTAACGACTGGTTGGGCATTCAATGGATTACAGAGATAAACAAATAAAAGTTAATAGGGCAATAACGGTGAACCTTCCTAAAGCTTCCGTTGTTCTTATAGTATAACAATTTAAAAACAAAAGATTATGAAAAAGTTAGCAAATATTTTAGTAGTGGGTCTGACGGCGCTTATGTTCGCCTCATGTTCGGCAGGTGACGGTTCGTCGGTTCTATCAATAGAGGACACACCCGAAACAGTAGATAATACAAAGGTATTCATGTTTAAGGATGTAGCCACACACGAGAAGGTTTCCGGGGCTTATGCGGTGAAGATTAAGACTGTGAAAGGCATCAAGTATTGCGCGCTCCTCGGGGCTGGTAACGAAGCGTTCTTCCCGATGGACGAAAAATCAGGCCTACCGAGACCCATGTATGAAACGTATGCCACCAACATACCGATGCGCGAGGGCGTAGATATAGTTTGGGTTGTTATATCGGTAAATATTGTTTTCCTGGTGGAACAATACAAGGATAATTATCAGGGGGATTACCTTCACGGGGACGACATTTTGCATTGCACAGAAATAGAAATAATTAACAAATTTTAAAAAGAAAAGATTATGAAAAAGTTAGTAGTATTAGCAGTGTTAATTCTTACAAGTGTATCAATGTTTAGCCAAATCACGTCACAAGGCAAGCCCAATGTATTGAAGTCCTTCCGTATGGGCATTTGCAAATTGGTTGATACCAATGGGGAAATAACCATCGAGGCATTGACGCGAGAGACCCAAAGGTATACAATGATAGTCCATTTAGGTACACCCGAGGAAGCGGCGGTAACGCTTGCGAGCCTTGCAGAATACAAACCCAGTAAGGGTGAGACGGTGAACCTAAACAACCCGAGCAACAACGAGGCGTATTATCAGAATCTTGGCGGCACATGGGTAATCACGGAGAAGTTAACGAAGATTTTCAGTATTTCCGTAAGCCGTGGAGAGCTTAGGAAAATGGTCAAAGCGTTGGAAAATTAAAGAAGTGTTTTTGTATATACAATTTAAAAAGAAAAGATTATGAAAAGTGGAAACTTTATCGAACTGACGTTCGTAGTTAAGGGTGAATTGCAAGTGGAGTATATCAACGTTGAACACGTATCTCGTATCATGTACGTAGATGGCAAACCATTTATCGGTATGCTGGGGCAGACCTACACGCGCCAACTAACGGAAACAGGCATGCAAGAACTAACGGAGTGTATTAACTTAGAAAACAATTAAATTAAAATGGTTACTATCTTAAAAGTTATCGCCGTAAACGAAGGGGAACGTACCTCCTATTATCCTACCCCGGGCGATGGGGTGTTTCCAACCGTGGAGATGGCACGGGAGTTTTATAAAAATGAGTTCAAAACAAATAAAATAATATTGTGTTATGTCAACAAGTGAAAAAGTACAGAGTTACAACGTAGGCAAGTCCGATTATGCAAAGCATGCTATCCAGCCGTGGCAAATTTGGAAAGAGTATAACCTCAACCCGTGGGACGCTGATATAGTGAAACGCGTTCTCCGAACCAAGGAGGGCGAACCCCGAACATTGGATTATGAAAAGATTATCCATATATGCAAATATCGCATTGCGGAACTCTCTAAGGAAGCTTTAAAGGAGAACAAGGTAGTTACACCAGCAGAGGCGGAAAAGCCCGTAGAGGACGAGGAAAGCGACGATACAACGGTATTTTGCTTGGACGAGACAATGAATCCGGCAATGTTCTATACGGAGGGCAAGAAGTGGAACGGTAAGTATGTCGGTTACTCGGTGTTCATGACTGGTAACGAACCCTATATGTATCTGGGCGTCGACGCAGAGGGCAACCACTTGTATGCAGACCTTTCGGAGTTCGGACAACGGCTTTACACCCAGGAAGCGCACTTGCCGCCAAAAACGTTCGAACTAAATTGTACCAACCTTTTTGGCAACCACAGAAGCTCGTTAAAGATAGGGTTCGAAGGTAAGAACTACAAGAAGCACGATTATATCGTAACGGCCAAGGGGCATTTGCTCCGCTACTTCGGTATGGAAGGGAACAAGTATTTGTACCGTAATATGTCGACAAAGCGCGCGGATGGAACGTACCCCGAATTCTTAAGTAGTGTTAAATTAGAAAACAAAGCAATTCAATTCACGCTATGATAAGCAGACAAGAATACGCGTACGGTATCGGAGACGAGATAATACATAACGGAGAGGTTTTAAAGTATAGGGGCTATTATAACGGGCACCTCTACACAACTACAGTAGACCACGATGCCGGGGAATTCGCCGAGACAGTGGTATTTGAAAACAAATTGAGAAATGAAGGAAATAATAAGTGAAAAAGATTTGGAGCGTACATTCTCCGAAAAGCTTAACCGAACAAAAAAGGTGTGGGTAATAAAACTATTATCCACATTTATAAAAGGTTTGCCGGATAGAATGATACTTTGCCGGGGTGGGTATGTAGGCTTTGCCGAGATAAAGACCACGGGTAAGAAACCAACTAAGATACAATTACTTATACATAGCAAGTTAGAGGCTTTAGGTTTCAAAGTATTTGTTATCGACGATTTGGAAAGCAGGGACGCAGCGATAAGTTTCTTCTTAAGAAATGTTAAGGAAATAAACAACGTACCGGGAAAAGGGTTATCTTTGTAGTATCGAATTAAAAAACAGAAATCATGAAAAAGAGAAGTTTAAAAGAAGAAATCGAATACCGTTTAGGTATGTACTTTGGTATTAAGTCGGGCGCGCTGTATGTCCGTGACGATAAGTTCGGTAACACCGAGGAAATTCTAAACCAGTTGCAACGCGATATTACCCGGGACGTTAATTTCCTATCGCGTAAAACGCTGGGTTACGTATCGGATGAGCAGGACTTCAAAAGCATTTGTGTGTTTTATAAAACAAAATTAATGAAGTAATAAAGCTATGGTAAACTATATAGATTTAAAATTAAAATGTATCGCGGGATACACCGAGATAGTATTAAACGGTCAGCGCATTAAGTGCGCTGCCGATTATGACCGCGTATTAGGGCATATAACCCCGGCAGCTCTCCATGAGTTCAGCTCACAGTTATTAATGATAAAAGCAATGTTATGTTAGAAAGAAAGCAAATGCATGATTATCAAAATAGGGGCGTAGCTCATATCATAGATAATGAATGCAGCGCGCTGTTTCTCGGGTGCGGCATGGGTAAGACAGTAACAACCCTAACCGCTATCAAAGACCTTTTGGATAATTGCATCATATCTAATTGTCTGGTAATCGCTCCGAAGAAGGTAACGCAGGTTACATGGAGCGATGAGATTAAGGCATGGGCGCACCTTAAGGACTTGACTATTTCAGTAATAGACGGCACGGCTAAGCAGCGCCGGGAAGCCTATGAGAAGCAGGCGGACATATATGCGATTAGCCGTGATAATATTGTATGGCTCGTAATGGAGTACGGAGGTATTAAGCTACCCTACGATATGGTTGTTATCGATGAATTGAGCAGTTTTAAGAACCACGCGTCAAAGCGTTTTAAAGCCCTTAGAAAGGTGCGGAAGTTTATACCACGAGTAGTAGGCTTGACGGGTACACCATCGCCAAACGGACTAATAGACCTATTCGCTCAAATGTATTTGATAGACCAGGGTCAACGGCTCGGTAAATCAATCACAGCGTACAGAGATAGGTTTTTCCGACCAGATAAACGGAACGGTGATGTGGTGTACAGTTACGCACTGAAAAGCCCCCAGGAGGAAACGGAGAAACAGATAAGTGACCTTATCAGCGATATAACCATATCAATGACCGCCGAGGACTATTTGAAGATGCCCGACCGCATTAACATATACGACCGTGTGGAGTTGTCGCCTAAAGTGCTGGCACAGTATAAGGAGTTCGAGAAGGAACAAGTATTGGAACTTATCAACTCGGACGAACCAATAAGCGCGGCAAGTGCGGCAGCTTTATCCAATAAGCTACAGCAATTCGCGAACGGTGCGATATACGATGCCGACCGAAAGGTTATTGAGTTGCACGATGAGAAATTAGAAAAGCTTGAAGAACTTGTAGAAGCCGCGAACGGCTCGCCCGTATTGGTTGCCTATTCATACAAGCACGACCTTGACCGTATAATGAAGAAGCTAAAGGCATATAAGCCCGTCAAACTGGAAAAGCCCGAACAGATAGCCGAGTGGAACGCCGGTAAGATTAAAGTGCTTGTAACGCACCCGGCAAGCGCAGGGCACGGGCTTAACCTACAAAAAGGTGGGCATACGCTTATTTGGTTTGGTAATACTTGGAGCTTGGAACTATACATGCAGTTCAACGCCCGGTTGTATCGCCAGGGGCAAACGTACCCCGTAACCGTTCATCACATCTTAACCACGGGAACGATAGACGAGAAGATAATAAAAGCCCTGGAAGGCAAGAAACAGACGCAGGACGGGCTTATGCAGAGTATCAAGGAACTTATGGAATTTTACAGCAAGAAATGAAAAAGTTAATAGCGGTTATTGCAGTCCTACTTTTATTGGTAGGCTGCACCGCAGTACAGAACGCCACGGACAGCATGCAACGCAATTTCAAGCTACAGCAATTAGAGTACGGGCTATCGCTTAAGGATAGTTTAATACTTAAATGATGTTAACGAAAGAACCAACATAACGGGAAAAGCGTTATATTTGTATCAACGATTTAAAAACAGAAGATTATGGAAAAGTATTCAGGAGCAGTTAGGGAGATGTATTCACAGTTTAAACAGAGAGAAGTCCACCCGATGGAAAAGTACATAGGACGATTCGTTAGACATCGGGGCGGAATTTTGGAAGTAGTAGGGTACTCCGTAAGGCCTGACGGCTCGTTCTGTCTGATAGTAGGTTGTGCGCGTGCATGGTATTATCCGAACGCAGAAGACGTAGTATTTAAAAGGTGCGAGGCCTATTGCTACGCCAGTGTTAATGATTTAATAGATTAGAAATTATGATTAGAAACAAAGATTTCGCGATGCTGTACGCAGGCCGTGCAGTATTCGGCAAGAACGGGGAGTATGCCGGTGTGGTAGTTGGCTGGAACGATATGCTCGGCGTGATATTAGGTGTTGACCACGGGGATAGTTGGCAGACCTGGAGCCTTACCGATATAGGCGTGTCTGAGGACGAGTTTTTATCGTATGAATACCGCAACGCCGGGACACTGGAAGAGCCGGGCGAGCTGATAGAAGAGGAAGCCCCTAAGCATAAGACGATAGGCGAGCTTATCAAGGAGCACGAAGGCGTGCGGGGTATCCAATTCTCTACGGACGGGCACGGTAACGTACAAGCCGCTTATATCCGCGGTAAGCGCGGTGGCATGAAGCTTGTGAGCATGGGAGACGGTTTAGAAAATGTAGCATCAAAAGTATAGGAGGAAAATGTATGGAGGCGATAATGTGTTTATTCGGAATCGCGATAGGCGCCGGTTTGGTAACTGGTTTGTGGCTCGTAGCTAAGTTCGCAGCCCGTAATATAGACGGGGAGTACGACGAGTAACGGAATGGAGTGTTTAACTAAAACAAGGATAAGAAAATGACTAAAGAACCAAAGCTTCCCCATAAGCTTAAGTGGGGCGATAAGACAGCCGCAGTGGTTGACGAAGTGGGATACCTTATCGGTATTAGAATAGTGGGCTACACGAGCCTAAAAGACGTGATTATAGCCGAGGTGCACGAAAGTGTGGCGTACGGAGTGGGCGCGTGGAGCATGCCCGAAGACTTAAAGAGCGCGGGCAGCAGCGACGTGTTTATGAAGAAGCCGCGCGCCGGGGCATATTACAAGTATATAAAGCTTAAAAACATCGTGCATGAAGAAAGTTAGTTTTATGGATATGGCGGTATGCCTTAACTGTCATGTGTTCATCATATGGGAGTTCATACGAAGGTACGGTTATACCGCCGGGGTAACAAAAGACAAGTACGGGCGCGGTTATGTGGAAGCCAATCTTTGCAACGGTTGGATTGATAAGCTGGCAAAGTATGTAGCCGCCCAGGACTTCACGTATAAGCAGCCCATCAATAAAAGGCAGTACCTTATTAGGGATGAGGCACGCCTCGCAGAGGAGAAAAGAAACGAGCAGGACATATCGAGAACCTACGGAATTGACCCGGACGGAAGGATAAAAAGGGTATCAACGTTCAAGAACGGAACTGTTCAAACGTGGTATTGGTATCGGTCCTCGCTCGGGTGGAAATTGACATAATGTAAGCACCCCCGAAGGACGTGTCGAACTAAGTGTCAGCGCCCTCGAAGGACGTGTCAAGTCGAGTGATAGCGATTAGCCCAAATCTGATTACAAAATGTCAGATTTGGGCTTTTGTTTATATTCAGAAAAAAGGGCCTCTAAATTTAACATATTTTATGCACACCTGCACAGTAAAAAATCGCTACTGTGCAGGTCTCTGTGCACTCTAACTCTCTCTATTATAATATATTATATGTAAATGCACAGATACACAGTAAAAAGAGGGTAAAACATTATTTTGGAGAAAAGTGTATTTTAGGGGGTATGAAATATACTATATCCTATATTAAAGTTTAGAAAAAAAGGTGTGTGTCTGTGCAGGTGCCTGCAACTCTCTTTGTGATAGGTAGTTACGGCACACACATGTAACACGGTGTAAATATAATTCATTTGTAAATTTTATTTGTAGAAAAGGCCTAACTGACCGTAGGTTGGTCTGATGCGATTTGTTGCCTACCTTTGTGCCATGATTGGAAACGACGTGAGTAGTCCAACTACTGGAATAGTCCAACTACTGGAATAGTCCAACTACTGGAATAGTCCAACTACTGGAATAGTCCAACTACTGGAATAGTCCAACTACTGGTCTACTACTCTTGCATCTCTTTAAGAGACCGCGGGCACACACGTGCGATACCTTATTAATACCAAATAACAAAAATATGGCAGGAAGAGCAAAGAAGGAGGCCGCCCCCGATACGAAAGCGGCAATTACCAAGGGACAAGCGACGGGCAAAGCCCCCGCCCCTAAAACAGATTTGAAGAAGTGCAAAGAACTTTATGAGGTTGTGCAGACGCGCGGTTGCAAAGGCGCTACGTTGACTACCGTCGAGGAGTGCGTAGATTACGTAGCCGAGTACATGAACTTTTGCGCACGTAACCCGCTCATTACTTATGAAGTCCTAAAAGGTGGGAACGCAGCAGGGCAAAAAGTCCCTATAGAGAAGAAACGCGCGCCATCGCTTGGTGGCTTCTGCCTTTTCATCGGATGGACTTTGCAAGCGTTCAAGAAGAACGGCGCACGACTTGAAAAGCTGGCAGAGGACGGGAACGAAGACGCGGCCAACCTTTTGACAGGGTACGCCCTTATCGCCGAACTCATCGCAACCGATATGGACGAAAGCGCGCTCGCCGGCGTGGTTGATGCCAACTATATGGCGAAGCTTAGAGGACTACGCGACCTTAAGGACGTTACAAGCAACGGCAAGGAAGCCGGCACGAAGGCTATGCAGGTAAACGTGCTTTCAGAGGATGCAGTGAAGAACCTACAGAAGTTAGGAGGCATATAACGATGAACGTTACATTTACTTTTGAAAAGATATTATCGGCTTTCGTAGACCCGAAGATACGCGGCGTAGCCTCTAAAGGCGGTACACGTAGCGGCAAGACATGGGCAACCCTACAGATGTTGCACATACTTGCATTGAGCAACCCCCAACCTCTTGTTATATCGTGCGTAGCGGCTACGTTCCCCATGGTCAAGCGCGGTATGCTCCGTGACTTTAAATCTATGGTGGCAGCCGAGGGATATTGGGACGAGAAACGATTTAATAAAACAGAATGTACCTACGAATACCCGACCGGCACGATAGTTGAGTTCTTCTCATGCGATAACGCCGGGAAGGTGCACGGTCCGGCACGTGATATTCTTTTCGTGAACGAGGCGCAAAGCATACCCCGGGAAATCTTTAGGCAGCTTGATATCCGTACCCGTAAAAAGGTTATCATCGACTACAACCCCGTACGTAAGTTTTGGGGCGAGACCGAGTTCGTAGGTGACCGATACGTTACGATACACTCGACGTACAAGGATAACCCGTACTTGACCCCCGAACAAGTGGCAGCCATTGAGAAGAACAAGGACGATGCCAACTGGTGGCGCGTGTACGGTGAGGGCTTGACGGGTGGCGTAGAGGGTAACGTTTACCCCGAGTATGAGGTTATCGACGATATGCCCGAGACGTTTACGGGGCGGTGTCTGGGGCTTGACTTCGGTTTCGTTAATGACCCCACCGCGATTGTCGACATACGCATGGAGGGCTGGGACTTGTTCGTAGACTTGCTTTGTTATGAGCAGGGTCTACTGAATAGCCATATAGCGGACTACTTGAACGCTAATGCACTGAACCGCGTGATAACGGTGTGCGATAGTGCGGAGCAAAAGAGTATCGTGGAGCTACAACAGAAGCGTATCAAAGCAATACCGTGTGTTAAGGGGCGAGGCTCCATAGCAGCAGGCATTGCCCAGGTGAAGCAGTTCAAGTTGCACGTAACAAAGCGTTCGGTCAAGCTACTGGACGAACTGGATAACTACAAATGGATTAAGGACGAAGTATCGGACATATACACCAACGAGGCGATAGACGCGTGGAACCACGCACTCGACGCACTCCGTTACGGTGTGGACTTCTTGATACGTAAATACAGACCCAAATAATGAAGAAATTTATATTGAAATGGATATATCGCATAACAGCGATTAACAACCGAAAGGTTTTATTAAGAGTTGCTAACCTACCGGCAAACGGAACTGTCCGAATAACCAAGGACGAAGAGAAGTTGCTTAAGGATATGATAAAGTACTGCCGCCCCTCACAAGTCGCTACGCGCAATGGGAAAGCCGTGTACAGACTTAGGGACGTTGAAGGCATAACTCTATGGTCTATGCTTGAAACGCGCCGTGCAGAGGACGCAAACGAGCGTATCAAGGCGTGGACCGATGACAACTACGAACCCGAGACAATCATAGATGCCGCGAAGCTTGATAAGTTCATAGTGTCACAGATGGAAATTGCGGACGGTCTCGAGCAAATCGTGTTTCAGAACATGAAGCAGACGGGCGAAAGCGCGTTGACGGGTGATGAGAACATTAAACAAGCAAAGAACCTTCTCGGGCTTGTGCAGATTACCGCCGAGCTTTTCCACTGTAGCTTTGAGGACGCGAAGCAAATCAACTACTCGGACGCTATGCTTGCCATCGCCAAACGTAACGACGAGATAGAGAAGGAGAAGCGAGAAATGAAGAAACAACAAATGAAAAACAGATAGTTATGACTTTTGAAACAATAATTAACACAGCGAGCGCCCGGGCTACAGCACTGGGCAAAACGCTGATATTCGGAGATACCGCGGTACAGAACGTATCGGCTAACGAATTGAGCGAGGACTTTTTTACGCTTGACGTAACAACTGGAAGCTATACGGACACGAACGTACCTAACAGCAGCGCCTACACGGTAGTCATCCGCTGTATGGGTACATCGGCTTATATGCGAGACGATGCAGTAGAGATTGCAACTTTGATACGTACAGACCTACTGTTGCATGAGATGCTTAAAAGCTTCATATGTGGCTACGAGATTGGCTCGCTCCGTATCACCAAAGTGCAGAACCAGTACGATACAATCAAATCGGGTTGGGAGGCAACGTTCGACGCATACAAGTACGGGGCGTGAACTTAATACCGTTTGCTTTCTGATGGTTTACTTCGTACTTTTGTGCACTGTTTAAAAACAAAAGAACATGAAAATCATCAGAAACAACATTATCCCGGTTAAAGGCTTCAAAGCTATTAACCTATTCGGCGTTCTCTTCGTACGTGGTAACGCTGTAATTAGCGAGAAGACGTTAAGACACGAACACATCCACACGATGCAAATGCGTGAAATGCTGTATGTGCCGTTTTACTTGTGGTATGGTATCGAGTACGTCATTCGCTTTTTCGGTTGGAGCTTTGAAAAGAAGCCGTGCGACCCCAATGACAAGCCATATGACCGCATGAGTTTTGAAAAGGAGGCATATGGCAACGAGCACGATGTAAACTACCCGAAGACGAGGAAACATTTTAGCTGGATTAAGTATATTTAACTATGAACAAGGAAGTTACCCAATTAGTTAGGCAGATACGCGACGAGATAGTGGCTAACTACTATCGCATGAGGCTTAACGCTTCGGGTCGCTTCGATAGAGAAACAGAAGTGGTAGAGTATGCAGGCGGCGTTAAGATAGAAAGCCCGGCATACATCTATCAGATGGAAGACGGGAGGGCGGCTGGTAGCTTCCCACCCGTTTCTGCCATTAAGCAGTGGATAAAAGACAAGAACGCGAACGCCGGTACGGACATACCCGAAGAAGCGGCATACGCAATCGCATACGTTATCAAGCGCGATGGTATTAAAGTACCCAACGAGCACAACGAAGGCGGCGTAGCAAGTAAGATACTAACCCCCGAGATGGTGCAACGTATCACAGTAGAGGTGTCCCGGATAGTACGGGCGGAGGTATTAACCATTTTAACTAAAAAGCAATGATTATAAGAAATCTATTAAACAACGTTACCACCACGGCTGCTGGTTATACGATAATTGGCGGCATCGGCGCCGGTATATATCGCCCTATACGACTGGAGCAGGTAGACTCGGTTACCAGTATAACCCTTATCTTTTCACGTAATGGAGCTACCAAGGCAACCGCCGTAGTTACCCCATACGAGGGTGCTATATTGGATATGTCGATGATGGCAGCAGCCACACCGAGCATAACGGAGAGCCTTAACGCGGGGTTGGGGATTACCGACTTCGTGGATAACGTGTCAATACAATACATGGAGGGCACGTTGAAATCTATCACTATGCGCGCTATCCACGCCCCCGTAGCGGATGGTAGGTTTGCCAACCTTGCAAGCACGCGCAACCTATCGGACTATGGTAACGGACTGTTTAACCAATTGGACTTTAGTTGTGCTTCGTTCCTTAACAGCCCCTTGACGGGTACGCCGTTTAACTTTGCACTGCGATACGGGCAACTTACGGCAAACTCGGACGGTAGACTACGGTTTAGGTACGGAGGCGAATCAACATCCAGCACTTGGTTTATGACATCCGTTTTAGACCGCGCCAATATAAACACATTGACGTTCAGAACCGCAAACGACGCCAACGTATGGGGCTACGCACGTTTTGAACGTAAATACCCGTATTGCCCCGACCCCAACAAGCGCGTAACGCTTCGATGGCTTAACAGCAAAGGGGCTTATGATACGATGTATTTCGACCAATACCGCATTGTGCCTACTTACCTGGTTAACTTCTCGGGCGGCAACCGCGTGTTGTCCTATGACGTTACGATAAGCGTAGTAGTAACGGACGATAACCAAAACGCGTTGTACTGGCTTTCACGTTCGGGCGAGGTTGCCGGGGTATTCCCTTTGGCTACTAACCAATGGGCACGCGTTACGATACAGAACCCGAACGCGCTGAACATACAAGGCGGTGCTACGGGACGGGTAGCGGCGTTTAAATGCAAGTTTGAAATTATAGAACCTTAACAACATGGATTTAACAATACGAATTAATGGCGAAGTGATAGACGGTGTAACCGCTAACTCGGTGAAGCTGACTATCAACAACCCCGACCCCCTTAAGTTTACGGAGCAAACGGTTAGTTACTCCGGGACAATCAACATACCCCGGTCAGAAGTAAATGACCGTGTGTTCCGTTCCGAGCGTTTTCCGGGGGCGTTCGCAAGGACATCCCCGTACCGTGCGGAGTTGTATTTCGGGGGCTTCAATATTCCGTTCGGTAGCGGTTTGTTCCGTGTACGTGTAACGGCGGACGAGGACGGATATAGCCTTGAATTGGTAGAAAACATATCGAAGCTTTCGTCGTTACGGGCCCCGGTGGTGGCAATACCTAAATACGAAACGCCGGCGTATCAGTTTTCGACGTATATAGATAGCCTTAATTACGCGTACCCGAACGACGTTACCATGCCTACACTATACGCGAAAAACGGGACAACGCCCGCGCTTATGGCATATGTAGCAGACCGGGTCACAAAAAAGGCGGGGGACTACAGGGACGCGGAAAGCCAGTTGGTTTTTAAAGGCGCGCATGACGGGCTGGACGGCTCCGTATATCCGGCTAATTACATGATAGCGGAAAGCAATGAGGTAGCCACGTGTTTTACATACATGGTTGGCTCTGAATTCGACTTAAGGTTTACAGACGATTCGTTTATCGTCCTTCCACCTTCCGCGCCTTCTACCGTTTACCTTAGAAGCAACGGCGGTACATTCGCTTTGCCATTTAAGCGCGGTGCGGTAAGACCTGACGGTAACCACCCGTATTACCCGGTAAGCCCTGGTAATACATCATTCATGGTTACCCCGAGGGCTTCACATGATTTGAACTTCGGCTTTACCACATCCGCCTCATCGGGGGTGTATTCGGGCACACCGATTACCACCGTACCGACTACGGAAGCGTATTACATATCGTTCCGAATTAATTCGGCTACAGCCCCGGAGTATGCTTGGGACTTGGTGGAAACAATGGGCGTAGATACGCCTTTCGGGATTGTGCAGGCGTTCTGCAAAGCGTTTTGCTGGACGTATGAATTTAAGTCCAAACCGTTTGCGTTGGCGCTCAAACCGTTTATCAACCCGTCTACGAGTTCTACGTATCGGGTAGACTGGACGGGAAAAATAGACCAATCGAGTATAAAGGTTGCAGAAACCGCTGGCGCTGCAAGAACATACGCGGTGCAGGTAGGTTCGCTTAAACAGACGGTAGGCGGTTATGGTGGTGCCATATCTACGCAGGAGACAGTAGGCGAGAGCGCGTTCCCGGTGAACCCAGGTGCACAAAAACCGTACGCCTCTATGATTAAGTTATCGGGTTCAAACGATTATTACGCGCTCGATAACTATTTCAACCGTGCGAGCGGTTATCGCTCTACGATAGCAGGGCATTACTACCGTTTTTCCCCAGGTTGGCAGGTTACGGCTAAAATGAACCTATCGTATTTTGACATTCAGAAAATGAAGTCCGACGCGCTTTATTTTGTGGGTGAGCTTAACCACTGGTTCTATCTTAGAACGTTGAGCAATTGGGACGCGTCAACTGGAAATGCGAACGTTACGTTAATCGCAGTTAAAAATTAATAATTTGGATTATGGCAACAGAAAAAGTTACTCTATTAGACCTTTCGTTTGATACGTCATCAGCCCTCGACGGGTTGGACGCCCTTATAGCAAAGTCCGTAGAGCTGGCAGAAACAAAGAGCCAGCTAATGGCAGCGCTTAAGGACGAGAAGAAGCAGTTGGACGAGGCAGGCAAGGCGTACAAGTCCGGAACAATCGGACAAGATGAGTATAAAAAGGCAGTAGGCGATGCAGCGAAAGCGCAAATAGATTTGAAAAAACAGTTGTTGGACGTTAACGCCTCAATCTCCGACAACAACCGCGAGATAAAGACGAACACGACGCTCCTAAACAGCCAGGAGGACAGCGTAGACGCGCTCCGTGCACAGTTGGCGAAGAACACCAAGGAACTAAACGCGATGAGTGCAGCGACGCGCAACAACACGGACGAGGGGCAGAAGCTTGTGACCGAGACGAAGGAAATAAGCGACAAGCTTAAGGACATGGAAAAGGCTGTAGGCGACAACCGCCGGAACGTAGGTAACTATGCGGAAAGCATCCAGGAGGCGATGAGCAGCACGCAGGGGCTTTCCGGGGCTACCGCGGCTATGGCTACCTCCCTTTCCGGGGGCGTGAACATCCTAAAGGTGTTTAACGCTACGTTGAAAGCGAACCCGATACTCGCCATTGTGTCGGTTATACTGGTTCTCATATCCACGGTTGAAAAGCTGATGAAACGTAACAGTGAGATGGCGGCAAACCTAAAGGCGGCATTCGCCCCGTTTGAGGTTATCTTCTCACGCATACTGGACGGCGTTACCGAGCTTCTCGGGGGTGTGGCAAAGGCTTTCGAATGGATAACGGAAAAGGTCGTTAACTTGCTTTCGTCTATCGGTCTTATTACCGAGGAGACCACGAAGGCAGCGAACGCGGCAAAGGCACTCACCAAGCAAGAGTTAGCGATATATGAGGCAGAAACAAACAACCTTGTAACATTGTCGGCGATGCGTAGAGAACTGGAAGCGCAGCGTACCATTGTAGGAGACCAGTTAAAGACCGCAGAGGAACGGAACCTGGCAGCGCAAAAGGCTATCGCGATTTCCAAGCAAATGGAGAAAGCCGAGATAGACGTACTACAGCAGAAGTACAATCAAATCAAGGCGCAAAACGAACTTGGTTACACAAGCAAGGAAGACAGACGTGCCGAGATGCAGGCACTGGCAGACCTACAGGCGCGCCAAGCCGATTATATCGGGCAGCGTAAAGAGCTGGAGAACCAGGCGAGCGGTATTGTAAAGACGCAGATAGCCGCCAACGAAGCAGCTTACAAGGCGGCAGAGGCCAAGAAGGCGCAGGCCGCAATAAAGGCAGCGAAGGAAGCGGAGAACCAAAAGCGCGCCTTGCAAGAAGCTACCATTAAGCAGATGGAAACCGCGTTAACGGCTCTTAACCTCTCAATGCAGGCTAAGGAACTGGAAAACGATGCCTTAGGAACGAAGATAGAAAACAAAAAGGCATACGTAGAGGAAAGCTTAAAGCTTGAAAAGTACAGACTCGAACAAGGCTTCATTACGCAGCAAGAATACGCCAACAAGGAGGCCGAATTTAATTTGGGCGTACAGCAATTGGAGGCACAGCGTCAAAAAGAGCAAGACGAGTTATCGAAAGAACGAAAAGCGATGGACGCGAAGAACTTGCTGGAGCTGAAAATGGCCGAAGCAACAAACCAATACGACGCGCGGCAGATGCAGCTCGATGCACAATACGCACAAGAGATTGCCGCCGCCGAGAAGATAGGCGCGGACACCGCGTTGATACAGTCCAAATACGAGAAGGCGAAGGAGGCGAACACCAAGGCCCGCGTTAACGCAGAGCTGGCGATGACCGCAGGACTTGCAGGACAAATGTCAACACTGCTAGGGGAACAAAGTGCTATAGGTAAGGCGTTTGCGGTTGTTCAAGCGACAATAAATACTTACTTAGGTGCAACAAAAGCGCTGGCAAGTGGTGGTATATTCGGTATCGCACAAGCCGCGATTGTGATTGCATTCGGTATGAAGCAAGTCGCTACTATTGCAAAACAGAAAGACCCCGACACAAAAATTAACACTTCCGTTAAGAAGTATGCAAAGGGCGGTCAGATATACGGGCGTTCCCATGCGCAGGGCGGTGTGACGTTCCGGGGCGATAACGGGCAGGTGTTCGAAGCTGAAGGCGGTGAGAACGTTTATATCATGAAGAAGACAGCGAGCGCCGAGATTAACGCGTTATCTGCACTCAACGAAGCACACGGCGGCAATTCGTTCGGTACCTCGGGGCTCTACAAGTTTGCTGACGGCGGTATGGTTGCCGGGCTTTCCGAAGCTAACCGGGTAGTTAAGCAAGCGGAGAGCATGAAGTTATCAAGCGAAAGCATTAACCAGCTCGCCGGGGTAGTTATCGACGCGGTAATGAACATGCCTAACCCCGTTGTATCGGTGCAGGACATAAACAGCGGGCAGAACGACGTTTCGGTAGTCCAGGGGCTGGCAACATTTTAAACCATTAACTCGTACAGAGATGGCAGTTTACCATATACTGCCTATCTTTGCACGTGTTACAACAAAAGCAAATTATATGAAATTTAGAAAACTTAGAATTATTCAAGCCGGGGTTACTACCAATTTTGGGACATATGAAGGCAAGGAATTTCCGTTGGTTATTACGGAGACCGCGGTTCAAAGCGTTGTAACGCTCGGCAACCTAAAGCCTATCCATTGCAGGCGTACCCATAACGGGGCGGATATGTTGGACGGGTATTTAGGAAAATTCACTAACTTCATTTATGAGGATGGCGTAGCTTATGCCGATTTGGAATTATCCGAAGCCTTACAAGCCGCCTACCCATCGGAGGCAAAATTCATCTCCGAGATGATAAAGAACGAGCCCGATATGTTGGGCGTTTCGGTGGTGGGCATCAACAATCAGACATTAAACGGTGATGTGCTGGACGTTACCGAATTTTTTGAATTATATTCATGCGATTTGGTAGGACTTCCAGCAGCCACCACAAGCTTATTTAATAATCAAAACGAAAAGAAGATGAACAAATTTTTTAGTTCTTTCGCAGAGCTATTTAAAAAGTCGAGCTTTGCAACAGAGACGGTTGAAACCGTAGACGGTGCAAGTATCACGATTGAAGCGGCTGGCGAAACAATGGCTATCGGCGACAAGGTTTTCGATAGCGAAGGCAATGCCCACCCGGACGGCAAAGTAGAAGTGCAGGTTGAGGACGGTGTATTGGTTATCACCATTGCAAACGGTGTTATCGAAAGCGTAGAAGCCAAGGTAGAAGAAGAGGAAAAGGAAGAAAAAGAAGAAAAAGAAGAGATTGAAACCCCGGCAACCGCTGATGTACCCAAAGAGTTTGCAAACCGTATGGCAGCTTTGGAAACTTCGGTTACCGAACTCACCGCAACAATAGAGGCTATGACGGCTCAATTTAACAGAGCGACACCGAAACCCGGCGTACCGCCCGTTAACATGCCGAAGAAGAAAGAAACAAAATTGTCTAAAGAGGCTGTATCAGAAGCAGCTAAAAGATTTTACAACAAGTAACTAAAAAAAAAC